GGTCAGGAAATCCTCAACATGAGGAATCGTATGTATGACCAAGGGCGAATGAACAACCTTTCCCCCGTAGAGAAGCAACTTGTTGGTCCCGGTCTAGGTGTTGACGCAAATGTCCCAGCGACAGGTGGATACCAACAAATGTTCAGGGTGAACCCTGTAAATGTGGGTGAGTACAGACTTACAACTTTACCCGGTCGTGCGGGTCCAGCCGCAGATACCACTGGTGGACGCTCGGCGGTCGTTGGTCAGCTGACTCACAACAAACCAGAGACCACGGCTCATCTCCCAACCCGTTTACCTGCGATGCCTGGGCGTGCACAGGGTATGTCTGGTGTTGTTCCGAGAAACGAGCATGAGAAAACCAAACGAACCACAAACCGTTCAGAGACAGGTCTCCGTACAGACGGGCTAGGATTTAATGGTGCTAAACGTTTCGTTCCCGCTCAAACTATGTCCCAGGACCCCACCCGTTTCCGAAATGACCGCAATGATGAGCAATATATTTATAATAATCAACCAGCCCCCGGTGTTTCCAACTTCAGGGGTGCTTACACCAACACGGCGGCGGCGAAGGTTGCATCAGCGCGTTCCAATGAGGAACTCATGAAGTATGGTTTCCGTCCAGAAGATCGTCGCGGTAAAGCCAACCGGATGGGTAACGCTGGTCGCATGAATGTCCGTGAGAGTGCTCTCAAACAGGGTGGGCGTCTCACTACAGTTCGCAGTGATACATCTCGGGTGGATGGTCGTATGAATGCGGCGAATGGTGGGTGGACCCAAACATACCAACAGAAGCCCTTCCACCAGTTCAACTCCTACAAGGGTTACGCGAATCCCAATACATCTTCCCTAGACATTGCGAAGAGGCAGCTCCAGAACAACCCCCTCGCCCATTCTCTTTCCCATTAGTTTAAACGGTTACTGAAAAAAACAGTCATTAAAATATTATCCCTATATTTTAATGAAGGTCCATACCTTATATATAGATAGTAATGAAAGGGATACAGTTGTATACCCGAATTCTAATAACTATGTGATTCATCTCGAAAATCCAATTTATGATGTGTCTGAAATTAGACTTGTATCTGCTCGTATACCCACACCCCAAACTACACCTATTAGACCCAAATCCCTCATTTTAAGACTATCTTCTGGTTCAGATGAATTTAATCAAAGTGTATATGTGTCAACGCCACACTACACTGGACAAATTCTCTTAAACGACACAACTGCCATAACCTTTAACGGCTCTGATGATCCATTAGTACATCGGTTTCACTCTGGTTCACAAAAAATAATTAAAGATCTTCAATTTGAATTCCTCTATATGAACAACGGAAATCTTGAATCATATAATTTTGGTTCTCAGGAACATATATTAAAATTTGAAATACAGTGTTCAACTGATAAACTGGAAGGTACTGCTAAATTACCTGTACCTGAGGTGGAAAAGAAGGAGGTTACACACATAAGCGTTCCCACAATTGAGACTGCTTATGAATGGAAAGAGTATATTTATATTTTGATTATCGTCTTGGTAGGTACCCTCGTACTTACCCTGATGAAACGAAAACCCAATTAGCGGGTGACCGCGAAGACTGGCTGCGCTGGCTTCGAGACGCGAGTCGAAACCATCGAGACAACCTTGTAAACAATCACCGAAAGGAGAGTGGTGAAGAGGGCGGTGAGGGCGTACTGGGAACCACCGTTCTTGGGGACCTTCACGACCTGGGTAATGACCCACCGAACGAAGTCCATCCAGGACATCGCCGCGGCGAAGGAGAAACCCGCGACCACGGAGTTGAGGGACTGAGTCTCAAGCTCAGCCGCGACGAGGGTGACAGTGTCCATAGCGGTATCGATAACGCCAGCCATTGTGTAAGTTTTATACTATAGTTAGGGAAAATTATTCTGGAAGTAAGTCCTCCTTTTCCAATTTTTTGTACTTCGTTTTCCTGAGTGTTTTTGTTTTTGTGAACATCGGTTCATCATCCGAAGATTCACTAGAGCTCGTCTCCAGATCACAAGATTGTAGTTTGTCACCCAAAAATGTCCAAGAATCAGGCTCCCATGTGCTCATTACTATTAAGAGCATTTTTTAACATCTGTTCTGCCGGACTCTGGGGTTCCCAGCTGTGCCAACGATCATAGGCTTCATTCATTTGGATAAATTTGGGGTCACCCCCCGAGTACCTAACAAAGGTGGGGCATTCGCCTTCTGCAACTTCTTCAATCTCATCTTCTTCATCAGATTCCTCATCATCGTACACCTCTGGGAAGATGGAGCCAATCGTCTGACCGACTGTATTCATAGCACAATACTTGGATGCATATTCCATGTCTTCTGGAAGAATTACATCTCTTCCACAAGCCTTGCAATATTCAGCGGCCAAAATCATACTGTTTTCCATAACGGGCATCATGATGTCAATCATCGTGTTCATGTAGTTGGTGGCTTGGGTATCCCCCGCATCACCGAAACCAGTTTGCATGTTCATCTTTAGTGTTTAGTATCAAAAAGAGTTTGTGCAATTCCCTCGTGTACTCTAAGAACGTTATAGCTCTCGGCGTAGACACGAAATTGTCTGCTAAAATCGGGGCACGATGTCAGACTTAGGTTTACAATTTGCTCATTTACGAGACTGAAATTTATCTGCCCCGTTGGGTACCATTCTTCTGGCTGAAGTGCGAAACTGTAGGAATAGAATCGCCTAATAAGTTGGGTCTTTGAATGATGAATAGCTGCCTGAATGGCCTTTAGGAATATCACACTCCCAGTATCCTTGGTAATAATGTCCTGACCATCCAAACTGAGTGTCAGGTGGTCAAGGTTTTCGTAAAGTATGTACCTACCATCTTGTATATCAGAGGTATTGTCATAGTCGAAGGGTGTTACAAAATTACCAGCCGTGGTACCATCACCTGTGGTTCCCGTACGTTGAATGATAAAGTATAACTCCTTCACTGGATTTACAAAATCTAATTTGAATTTACACGTATTTACACCCGCATCTACGTTAAATATATCCGATTGGATTTGGGTAATGATGTAGTCCTTTCTCATGTTCTGAAGTAAAAATCTTTCTTCACAATCCAAAAAGATTACCTCTGCACCCAATTTAAAATCCTTTATTTCAATATCCTGTGATAAAGATATGTAATCACCATTTGTCTTATTTATAACAAGGTCCTGTGCATTTCTGATTTTAAACTCTACCTCCACTTCTTGTTTGGTAATTGCACATAGAGGTATAGCAAGTTCCGGGTGTTTATAAAAATAAAAAGGTAGGTCTATGTAAAATTCTTCATCCGTTACTGAACCCAACGAACCACGATTTATAAGTCCATTTGTAGAAACCCTCGAACCACCCGTTTGTAAAGGATATTTACCTATAAGTCTTTCGAGGGTATTCTGTTTTGTTTGGGTCACGTAGTGTTCAGAATATATTTGAAGATAATCACCAGACAAACGTTGAATGATTTTACCACCCACGATGAGATCTACATACTCTATGAGAGCATGACCCACAGATTCTATGTAGCACATATTAACTGTGGGTAACCTCGGTAGGGTAACCTTAAGACTCACGGTATTTAAGAGGTCTCCGAGGTTTTGTGGAACTGTAAAACGGGTCGTCTTTCCAAAATCACCCGAATTATCAGATTTTATATCAACATGTTGACTAGAAAAATTGGTATGCTTCTTAAAACCCTCTAAAAAATGTGTATAGTCTGGATTATCTGTAAAAAATATATCTTGGGGCCCTGATGACAGAAGTTGAACACGCCCAGCCATTACTATTATATCCACCTAAAATTTTAATCCGGCTAAACCACTCTCAATACTTAATATATTATAGTTTACTGCATATATTCGGGTATCGTTGGCTGTCACACCATCGTCAAATGGAATAATTTTAATTTTAAACAATTTGTGGGAAATACGACTCATATTGACCTGCCCCGTTGGATAATTGCGCTCTGGATAAAGTGAAAATGAATATATTCCAAATCTTTGGAATACATAGTTTGCTTTTTGCGTTGGTAGTTTGTTATCTAAAAGTGGACTATTGATGTAATATTTAAAGGGCTGTTCATATGTAAAAAACTTTCCACTTTGATTAAAAACAACCTCATTATTGAAACGAAGTTCTGCGCTAACAATTTCATTTGTGTCCATAGGAATGTTATTTAATTTATCAGTTTCCGATTGAGAAATAAATAAAAGTTCTTTGACTGGATGTTTAAAATTCAACATGACAGATTTCTCCACATCCCCAATTTTCATCTTAAATTGAGACATTTGTACTTGGGTGATAACATAGTCTATGGGTCGGGTCATGAGAAAGTTTCTCTCATCTTCACTTAAATATACCACATCTGTGTCCAACGAAAATTGCTTGATTACCCCAGAAATATCCCTTTCATACCTATCTTCCAAACCATCACCGAGTGCGTCATCACCATCATTCAGACCTTCAGGGTTAAAGTGTTTATTAAATATCGTTTCACCACCAAAAACAAGCTCCTGTAAACGCCTAATCTTAATTCTGACCGACACCCGTTGTTTTGTCAGGGCGCATATCGGGATCGCGAGGGTGGGATTTCTATAGAAATAGAAGGGAATGTCCATGAAATATGTGTATGTATGTGTATAAGGTAACTGTCTAAGATGTCCGTTTAAAAAGTACAACGTTTGGTTCACATCGTCGTCGGTGTTATGGAGTTGTTGATGCATACTAATGTATTCACCAGTTATCTTCTCGATAACCTGTCCACCTATGAGAAGCTCAGCATACTCCACCAGGTGGGATATAACCCCTGGGCACCACACGGATGAATTGGTGGGCAGTGCATCAGGTTGGGGATCTTCGAGTGTCACTTTCAGGGTCATATTTTTTATGAGATCCCCGGTATCCCCTGGAAGTGTACATTCTACCGTCCGACCAAATTGAATATCACCATCGAATTGGTTTTCTACATAATCTATGGAAAATTTAGTGTGCCTCTTGAAATTCATTAGGAAATATGAAAACTGTGGTTCACCAGTCAACCAACGGTCCTGAATACCAGTGGCAGCAAGTCTTAAACGACCAGCCATTCCTATTCTATATGAGTAAAATTTTGTGAAATAAAACGAGACACTACATTAGAATGAACCTTCAGTTGAGGAAATTCAAACCTGAAACGATCACAGATGACAGGGTTTGTGTGTTCATAGGTAAGCGAAATACGGGTAAATCAACTTTAGTAAAAGACATCATGTACCATAAAAAACATCTTCCAGCGGGGATTGTTCTCTCGGGGACGGAGGAGGGTAACCACTTTTACTCCGAATTCATTCCAGATCTCTTCGTGTACGGTGATTATGATAGAGATGCTATAGAGAGGGTCATGGCGAGGCAGAGAAAATTGGTGGGTGCTG